TCATTCATGTTTCCCAGTCACGATCCAGCCCCTTACTTTACAAAAGGCAATTCAAAAAAATATTTCACAAAAATTTGTCAAAACCCAAGGTCGTATGTATACTCCAAGCATAAGCTGCAAATAAATACCAAAGGTGTACAGCGACACATGAATGACAGTAGTCAAAACGTAATTATTCCCTACGTAGAAAACGACATCCCTATCCCTAAAAATGCTAAAGAAGCGTTGCCAGACATGTCTGCCCAAAAAGAACTTACAATGCGAGCGCAGACAATAAAACTAGTCAGTGATTTAGCAGACGAAAACATAGAACCTACTACAGAAAACATGGAGCACGCAGAAAGTTTGGCAAAAGAAATGATGGTTAACCCAGAGTTAAAGCCTGAGTTCGGCGAATACCCCAATGAAACTATTGCCTATCTTGCGGGTCTAGTATCACAGACTAGTCACATGGTGGCTAAAGACCTAGCTGATATTAAACTTTCTGTTGTTAATGGACTCCTACAAGAAGCAGCGATGGCTAAGACATCACGGGAAAGAATATCTGCCTGGAGTAAGATAGGTGAGATTGATGGCATCGATGCCTTTAAGAAGAAAACAGAGATTACTCACATTACCAAGAGTGGTGAAGAGTTAGAGAAAGAACTAAAAGAAACAATAGAATCACTAAAAAGCAAAGTTATTAACGGAAGACATGAAGTAATAAACGATGATTAGTGTTGAGGATCTAGAACTACTACAAAATGCGCTACCAGATATGCCAGAGAAAGAACGGCAGAGAAGTCTGACTCTATTGCAACAGTATCAGAAAGAGGTAACGCAAGAACAAGGCAAAGCAAACTTCCTAGATTTTATCCAACACGTTTATCCTGATTATAAAATAGGAGCACACCATGCGAGATTGGCTAAGTTGTTTGAAGAAATTGCTGAAGGTAAAAGAAAAAGGGTTATTGTTAACATCGCACCTCGTCACGGGAAGTCAGAGCTTATATCATACTTGGCTCCCGCGTGGTTTTTGGGTAGACACCCTGCGAAAAAGATTATCATGGCTTCGCACACTGCGGATCTGGCTGTTAACTTCGGCCGTAGGGTTCGAAATTTGGTTGGTTCTGATCCGTACAAAGACGTATTCCCGAATGTATCACTTCAAGCAGACAGCAAATCCGCTTCTCGTTGGGGTACTAACTTTAATGGTGAGTATTTTGCAATTGGTGTTGGTGGCGCTTTGGCTGGTAGGGGTGCCGATCTATTCATTATTGACGACCCGCACTCAGAGCAGGATGCAAAGCTTGGCAAGTCGGATGTTTTTCTCCCTGCATGGGAATGGTTTCAGTCTGGTCCGTTACAGCGCCTTATGCCTGGTGGCGCTATTATTGTTGTTATGACTCGATGGTCTAAATTAGACCTGACAGGGCAGATAATAAACCAAATGGTTAAGAATGATGACGTAGATGACTGGGAAGTTGTAGAGTTTCCTGCGATTTTAGAAGATAAACAAGGAGAAGAGGTATCATTGTGGCCAGAGTTCTGGCCCATAAAGGAATTACAGTCTAGAAGAGCTTCGATTGACATAAGATATTGGAACGCGCAGTATATGCAGAACCCAGTATCGGAAGAAGGTGCGCTAATTAAGCGTGAATGGTGGAATATATGGGAAGAAGAGAACCCACCACCCTGTGAATTTATAATAATGACGTTAGATGCGGCGCAGGAAGCCAATAATAGGGCAGATTACAACGCATTAACTACTTGGGGCGTGTTTTATAACGAGGAAGTTAACAACCATAACATTATTTTGCTAAATTCAGTCAAACAGCGACTAGAGTTCCCTGAATTAAAGCAAATGTGCCTAGAAGAGTACCGTGAATGGGAGCCTGATGCGTTCATTGTAGAGAAAAAGTCTAATGGTGCAGCTTTATACCAAGAATTTAGGCGAATGGGTATTCCTGTAGGTGAGTTTACACCGGGCAAAGGACAAGATAAAATAAGTAGGGTGAATGCTGTGTCTGATTTGTTTCATGGTGGAGTTGTTTGGGCACCTGATAGACGTTGGGCACACGAGGTTATAGAAGAATGTAACGATTTTCCTAGTGGGGCTAACGATGACTTGGTAGACTCCACTACTTTAGCGCTTGCTAGATTTAGGCAGGGTGGATTTATTAGATTACCAAACGATGAAGAAGAAGAAAAACAGATCTTCAGAGGTCGAGCACACAAAAGATTATACGCATTATAACTAAGGAAAGACTAATGGCTGATATTGACAAAGGATTATACCAAGCACCCAAAGGGATGGAAGAACTCGGCGAAGAAGAAACCGCTATTGAAATAGAGATTGAAGATCCTGAGTCGGTTAATATTAAGATTGGTGATATGGAGATAAACATTGATCCTGATCGTATGCCCGAAGAAGAGTTTTCAGCAAACCTCGCAGAAGAACTACCGGAACAATACCTAGCAGAACTTTCTTCAAATTTACTTGGTGATTTCTCTAATGATATTAACTCAAGAAAAGACTGGCTAGAAACTTATGTTGATGGTCTTGAATTACTAGGTCTTAAAATAGAACAAAGAAGTGAGCCTTGGGAAGGGGCTTGCGCTGTATATCACCCACTTTTATCTGAAGCACTCGTTAAGTTCCAAGCAGAAACTATGATGGAGACGTTTCCTGCAGCGGGGCCTGTTAAGACTTCTATCATTGGCAAAGAAACACCAGAGTGTTTAGAAGCTGCTGCTCGTGTACAAGAGAATATGAACTATCAGCTCATGGATAAGATGCCTGAGTACCGCCCAGAGCATGAAAGAATGTTATGGGGTCTTGGCCTTGCAGGTAATGCGTTTAAGAAAGTTTATTATGATCCAGCACTACAACGTCAAGTATCTGTATTCGTTACTGCTGAAGATATGGTCGTGCCTTACGGTGCATCTAATCTAGAAACAGCAGAGCGTGTTACTCACGTAATGCGAAAAACTAAACAAGAACTACACAACCTACAGCAAATGAACTTTTATCGTGACATTGAGCTAGGTGATCCTGGCTACGATCTAGATGAAGTAGAGAAAAAGATTGCTGAACAGATGGGTTTCGATGCGACTAATGATGATCGCTATAAGATTCTAGAAATGAATGTTGATCTTGATCTGGAAGGATACGAAGATGAAGACGATGGTGAGAAGACAGGGATAGCTCTACCTTATGTTGTAACAATAGATAAAGGTACAACTGAGATCCTAGCTATTCGCCGTAATTGGAAACAAGAAGATAATTTAAAAACACGTAGACAACACTTTGTTCACTATGGGTATATACCCGGATTTGGTTTCTACTGTTTTGGTTTAATACATCTCGTTGGGGGGTTCGCTAAATCGGGAACTATGCTTCTTCGTCAACTTGTTGATGCTGGCACACTCTCTAACCTGCCCGGCGGATTTAAAGCTAGAGGACTCAGGATTAAAGGAGATGATACTCCTATAGGTCCAGCAGAATGGCGAGACGTTGATGCGCCTTCAGGGACTATTCGTGATAACTTAATGCCACTTCCTTATAAAGAACCAAGCCAAGTTCTTTCACAACTAATGGACAAGATTGTTAGTGAGGGGCGAAGGTTCGCTAGTGCTTCTGATATGAAAGTATCCGATATGTCAGCTAACTCTCCTGTAGGTTCAACGCTTGCTATCTTAGAAAGAACACTCAAAGTAATGTCTGCGGTTAATGCACGTATTTATTACTCTATGAAAAAAGAGTTCTCATTACTTAAAGATATTATTCGTGATTACACAGATCCAGACTATCAGTATGATCCTTCAACAGGAACACCCGGTGCTAAACAAGAAGACTACAATAAAGTTAATTTAATACCCGTTGCTGATCCCAACGCTGCAACAATGGCGCAGAAAGTAGTACAGTACCAAGCGGTTATGCAACTTGCACAATCTAACCCTGACATCTACGACTTACCTGTACTAAACCGGCAGATGCTAGAAGTGTTAGGCGTTAAAAATATAGATAAGCTTATACCTGATGAAGATGATGTAAAAGAAGCAAACCCTGTTACAGAGAATATGAATATTATTAATGGCAAACCCGTTAAAGCATTTATATATCAAGATCAGGAAGCTCATATTATTACACACATGTCATTTATACAAGATCCTAAGATTACACAGATGATAGGACAGAGTACTAAAGCTAATGCAATTACAGCAGCGATGGAGGCTCATATAGCCGAACACATAGCCTTTGAATATCGCAAACAAATAGAAGAACAACTTGGTGTTCCACTCCCAGCTCCTGATGAAGTATTACCAGAAGATGTAGAAGTAGAACTATCTCGTCTAGTGGCTCGTGCTGGTCAACAACTACTACAGAAAGGCCAAGCAGAAACTCAACAGGAACAAGCGCAACAGCAACAACAAGATCCGCTGGTGCAAATGCAACAAGCAGAGCTTCAGATTAAACAACAAGAAGTTCAAGTTAAAGCTCAAAAAACTATGGCAGATATTGAACTTGATAAAGCTAAGTTGGAGTTTGATAAATACAAAATGGAGTCTGGATTTGAACGAGACTTAATGTTAGAGAAAGTAAGAACAGACTCACAACAAGCAATAGTAGGCGCTAAACTTGGTGCTGAAGCCCAAATGGAGCAAGCAAATAATGAGGCTAAAGCAGTACTAAAAAGTGCTGAGTTAGGTGCTCAAGGTTTAAGTAAAGAGCTTGATATGCAGTTACGCGCAGAAGAAGAAAGACTACGCAGTAACACTAAAATAGAAGATACAGAAATTCAACAAGATGAATAATTAATTTAAAAACCAACTAGAGGAATGCAAAATGAAAGAAACGCTAATGTTACTATCAGCGCAAATTGAAGAACGGCGAAGAATAATTCAAGAGGATCTTAGTGCAGGAACGGCTAAAGATTTCGGCGGCTATCAACACGCCTGCGGAGAAGTTCGCGGGTATCTCATGGTTCAAAGTTTTATATCTGAACTACTTAGAACTAACAAAGAACAGGAAGAAGATTTTGAATCTAATCCTACTGATTCAGTGGTGAGCAAATGAATAAAATAGCAACGAGCGAAAAAACTTTAGTGTCTTCTGAAGGCGCTCCAATTAAATCTAAAGCTAAAGCAAAAAAAGAAGCGGTGGATAATTTAGCTAAACAATTACCCGAAGTTAAGGGCTACCGTATTTTATGTGCTGTACCTGAAGTTGAGGACGCTTATGAAAGCGGAATACTAAAAGCTGAT